TCTTCATAGGAGGGGGCTCGCAAGACCCGGAGAGCGGAACGGTACCCGACCGTGGCGGCTTTTGTGATTCGGTGAAGTAGACTCATGAACCCTCAAGTGCGGCTGTGACATCCCCGTGCATTCTCGAAAGAGCCTCCATAATATCACTCCATTTCGGGTTGTCGGGATCTTTCTTGTGCCTCTCTCTCGCAGCATTGATTTGATCTTGGATCTTTGATGCTTTCGCTTTCAGGTGGTTTTTCGGCATTTTTGCGAGAGTATTGATATCTTTTGTTCGTTCTTTATTCGTCCGTGAAAGTATGGTTTTTGCCATCGTATGTGCTGCAGGGGAGAACTCAACTTTTGAGGATTCGGGCTCCCAAGGAAAATGTGTTTTTTGGGATTCTGGTTCTTTGGGAGAGCTCGATCCCCCGCCACCCCCAAACTTCCCATCATCAGCCCTTGGATGATCGCTCTCTTTGAACTCGCCGGACTTCTTGAGATTATACGTCACAATCTCCGCCTTAATGACGACATCGGCTATCCGGTCTTCCATTCTCCTGATCCTGTCACTTATCATGGTTGCCATTGTTCACCTGTAATTGTGTTTCCAGATCGGCTTGCTGCCGGGCTCTGTCTCGGTGGTATACTTCCCGGAACCCGGCAAGGCGGTCTGCTTTGAGGCCCCGCCTGCACTCTCCGAGACATAGATCGCGAAGTCAAAGGCGTCGAACTGGTCGTCGTAGGCACCATCCGGCATGATGCAGAGTTCCGAGACGAAATCCGCCATGCCCTTTTTAACCCAGACTTTTCCATTCTGCACCAACCCGGACCGGCCATACGCGCGGCTGACCTTGTCTTTCGTTGTTTTTACCTCTTTGACCCTAATAAAGGGGAATGTCTTCCGGATGCGCTGCACGAACTCCTTCTGGAATGCCACATCCTCGATGCCCATGATGTGTGGGTGCCACTGCTGGTACTTAGCGTTTACGATGGAGGCGCGACCTTCGTAGGTGAGCCGGGCCTTGTAGATATCGAGCACGTAGATCTCCTTTGCGATCTTTTCAAGGCCGATGATGCAGACCGCGAAGTAATCGCTCTGGTCGCCTTCCCCGATGCTGGGATCGACTCCACCGTAAGGTATGAGCCTCGATGCATCAATTTCAACACCATCGCTGCGAACAATCCAGAGTTTGCCATCTACCCGGGTCTCGGTGGTGTACCAGCGGAACCAGTCGTACTCGAAGATATTGCCCTTTTTCATGAGCTCGGCATCGTTCTGGTACTGGAGATTGAAGATGACCGCACCGAGATTCTCCCGGATGGTGAGGAGGCCTTCGGTGAGCTTGCCGGTCGCGGGATCGAGCCGGTCGTGCAGGGGCATGTAGGTTTCCCAGATGCTGCACTCATCACCGTTGTCATCTCTCCGGATCCCCTGCTGGATCTGGGTGTCGTATCCGAGCTCATCGATCATGGTCTGGTACAGGTCCATGAAGTGGTACCGGGTGCCGATGATGTGGAGCTCGCCGCCCGGGATCAGGGTGGGAAGGAGGGTCTGCCGGAACCACTCCAGCATCCGGTCGCGGCTGCCTTCAGTGCGGGCGTTCTCGAAGTTGATCAAGTCGTCGCAGATGATGATGTCGTAGTGCCCGGACGTGACGGCACCGGAGTAAGCGCCGTGTGCGGTGATGGTGGCTTCGGTGAGGATCTTGCTCCTGCCTTTGAGAACGACCTGGTGGTCAGTCCATCTTTCCCCGGAGAGCGGGCCAAAATGCTTTCTTATGAGTGGGTGGTGGTGCAGGGCGGTCTTGATGGTGCCAAGGAACCGGACAGCATGATCGTCCGTATCGCTCACGATGAGGATCCTGATGTTGGGGTCCTGCAGGGCCCGCCACGCAGCATACCCGACCGTGACAACCCGACTCTTGCCGCATCCCCGGGGAGCGAGATCAAGGGAGATAGAGGTGTTCTCTATGTGGTGCAGGAGTCTCTCGTGGTGGGGCTCGATGACATAGGAGAAGACCTTTTTGATGAAGTACCGGCAGGATTGTAACAGGAACTCTTTTTCATGCGCTGCTGCTACGGTTGCCGGGTCAAAATGGGTGGGTGATTTGGTGACAGCATGCATCAGCCCTCAGATTCTTTGGATTGTGCACCTATCACCGGGAATTTGCCCTGGACAAGACACTGTGGACATTCTGCAGTAATCTCTGCCTTCCGGATCGCCTGCCGCATTATACTCTCCGTCAGTGGCCGTTCCCGCCCGGTATATGGGGTGCGGTAGTTGGTGATGGTAGAGACTTTACCGCATCCCTGACATTTAATGATGAGTGAATATGCGATCATAAACTCTCTGCGATGATATCACCAATCTTGCGGGCGGCCTCGGGTGACAGAGAGGGAATGAGTGGGGTAGACCCGGTCTTAATTTCACCGGCGTGCTCGACATCGTGCTTATCCCTCCAGTCCTTCGACTGCCGGTTCTTGAGCCAGAAGATCTGAGCGGTCACATCCGGGGCGACCTGCTTGACTGTGTTCTGCGTTATTTGGCTTCCATCCGGGTTTTCGGTGACCCGTTTTTCCGTATATTCATACCCACAGGCACGCTGGTACAGCGAGGCCACAACCTTACTATCCGCCTGATCCTTGCACTCTTTTATGGCTCCGGCAAATTCGGGATATTCCTTTCTCCACCGGATCAGGGTGTCTTCATCCACCCCGAGTGCCTTGGCAATCTCTGGACCGGTTTTACCCATAAGTGCGAGATCACCCGCTTTTTTCGGGTGTATTTCGGGATTATACAGGGACGGGCGGCCTCGTTTCTTCTTCTTTTCAGGCGGCAATTTCTTTGTCATAATTACCCCCCTTTATCGGCAATTTATTACTTTTACTTGAATTACAAACTTTGTGAGCCGGAACAAGATTATCCAAATCCTGTGTACCCCCCTTTGAAATCGGTATAACGTGGTCTATACTAAAATCGGTGTAGTGAATCTGTTTTCCACAAATATGACAAGTGAATTGAGGGCTCCCCACCCTAAAGGATGGGGCTTCCAGTAGGCTGTTATTAGGCGCGTTTCTTCGGCTCATTCTGACTCTCCACATACTTCATAAGCACGTCTAACGATACTTGGCCGGTCGTCGCCACAAATTTACTGTCTGACCAAAAGGAGTCCCCCCATAGAAGACTCTTGATCTCTGGGAACTCCTGCCGAAGATACCGGCTTGATACCCCTTTCAATGTGTTGAAAACTTTTTCAAGATCTGTGCTCGGAGTGCCTTTTACAAGCATGTGAATATGATCGAGTGCCGGCTCCATGCCAGTGATTTCGATGCCTGCAGTTGGTGCAAGGTCGCGGAAAATCTCTTTCAGACGCTCGCGGATCTTGTCGTTGTAGAGTGCTTTCCTCCGATACTTGATCACAAAAATGATATGATAGTGGAGGGAATAGACGACGTGATTTCCCCTGTCAAGATCGTATTTTGTTTTTCCGGTCATTCAAATCCCCCAAAATTTATTAATTTCTGATTCTGACATCAAACTCACATTGTTGTGCATATCGCAGTACTCAGCGTGCTCAAAATATCCTGTACTTTTGTTGTTGATGAGAATACACCCGCATCTGTACCGCACTTCTTCGACGATGTGATCAGATTTTTTATGATGACAGTCCGAGCATTCACCGGGGTGCTGCCGGTTCGGGATGTACTCATAACACCCGCATTTATATTTCGTGCATCCACCTATTTTCTGCATTTAAATCCCCTCAAATATCATCTGAAAATTCTTGATCGTTCCTTTCCAACTTGCTTTCCCCATCACTCCAACACGCCGCATCCCGGGAACCGGATCGATTCGCAGGAATTTGATGTTTACATTCAGCACGAAGTCGGCCTTATCACTATCATATTTTGATTTTAATAGTTCTTTAGTGACGAGATCCCTTAATTTTTCCGGGTTCTGTAACGCTTCAAAGGTTTCAGTTGTTTCTACCATTTTTTATTTTCCCCCGTGCTTTGGTCGCACAATATCTTATACGCCCTATTAGATGATATACCTATCTATTGGTCGCATACAATTGTTGGCGGCTGATATGCTTAGTACATGACGATGCGGGAGGCACTTCATCCCCGACCTAAAGTTCGGGGTCTTCCCGTGCCCCCTCATCACTCCCGACCGGGAGATAAAAGGTTATTTCTGGGCAGGAACTTCCTGATATATCTTGTAGCACCGGCACCCGGGATCCGTGGGTGGCTCGGTATCCCCGGATGAATATACATGGCCAAGTGGTTGCCAGCCCTCATCTTCATTTGCGGTATGTTCTGGCCTGACCTTATCATCCTGCGATGTCATCCAGTGCTCTTCCATCTGGATACCCTGATCCGCCACGGTATTGATGAGCATCCGGTTCCCAGCC